AGTTGACGCCCGGCGTCTTGCGAGACGCGGGCACACCGGCCACCGTGATGGTCATTCGCTCACCTCAGAAACGGCCTTCACGGCCTCGATGTCCCCGCGCGCGATGGCGCGGAGGTAGTAGCTCTCGGCAGGCACGTCGACGCCCGCCTCGATGATCGCGCCCGCCTTGTCGCGACCGACGTAGCGGCCGCGCATCCCGAGGACCGGGAGCATCGCGTCGCCCTTCGCGCGCACTCGAATCGTGTTCATGGTCAGTCCTATTCCGTGTCCGCGATGAACTGCACCACGGGGTTGTCGGGGTTGTCGCCGTTGATCGTGCCCGTGAGGTTCACGTCGCCGTGGATCGCAGTGAGCGGCTTGCTGCCGTCCGTCGGTGTGACCTGCGGGAGCGCGCGCATCGCCTCGAAGTCGAGCGCGTAGACGTACACCGTGCCGCGGCGGATGAGCGCCTCGCGCACGCCCACCGAACGCAGGCGACGGTCAAACCACGCATCGTCCAGCGGGAGCCCCGACAGCACGCCGAGCACGGCGTCGACGATGCGCAGACCGCCCGGCGCAGTGCTGATGCCGACGGTCCCGTCTTCGATGGCGCGCACGTCTTCGACGGCCGCGTAGACCGTCCAGCGCACAAGGCTCCGATCCTCCGCGTCGCCACCGATGGTGTTGACCGTGCGCGTCGCCTGCTCACCGCCGTACGCAAGGAGCGCGGCGGGGTACTGCGCGCAGACCTCCGCGATGGTGTTCTCATCGAGCGTGCCCGCGAAGCGGCCCACAAGCGCAAGCGGGCGCTGCGTCGTCGGCCCCGTGCTCACGTCAGTGAGCAGCGCCGACAGCGCCGTGAACAGATCGCTCTCAAGGTCAGCGAGCGGGAGGGTCACAACACACGCTCCAGCCCGCGCGTCAGCGCCTCATCGACGATGCGCGCGAAGTCTGCCTCCCGCGCGAGCCACGCGGGTGCGAGGTACGGATACGCGCGGTTGCGCGACGTGCCCTCTTCGACGAAAGACCCATAGCGGGTGTCGCCGAGCACGTCGACGCGCACCAGCCCGCGAGAGGCGCGGCCCACAACGCGACCCGCTTGCGTGCGGCGCTGCAGGTTGCCCGTGCGGTTGGTGTACGGGTGCACCGCCGCGGCCTGCTCTGCCACGACGCGCGCGCCGTCAAGCGCGCCCTCCGCAACCGCGTCGTCGACGCTCGCGAGGATGGCGCCGATGAGCGGCTCAACATCGAGGTAGACGCGGTCGGCCACGCTCAGAAGTCCGTCCCGTCGCGGAGGTCCGCGGCGCGCGCGAAGCTGTTGGTGTACACGCCGCCGTCGGTCTGCACGTTGGTCACGCTCGCGCGCGGCTTCGCCGGGACGCCACTCGCGCCGGGCGGGCGCACGTCCTGATCGCGATTCATCGCCTTGAAGAACGCCCGCGCCTCGCGCCCGAGGATCGCGTAGTTGCCATCTTCGGTGTAGCTCGCATGGCGGCTCGCGGCGATGGCGCACACGAGGTCAACGCCCTTGCCGACGACGCCAGGGTCGAGGGTGTCCGTCGTCGTGTAGAGCCCGTCGGGGAACGCGGCGCGCGTGATCGTGCGGATCATGCTGTTCGCCTCCGCGATGCACAGGTCGCGAAAGGTCGTGTCCGCGGTCGCGCCGCCGTTCTTCGCGAAGAGCCGCGCGTAGGCTTGCGTCGAGAGGCGTGCGGTCACGTCCGCGGTCGTCACGATGGCGGTCTGTTCGGCCACGTCAGCGCTCCTCGATCTCGCGCCCGATGCGCAGCCCCGACGCAAGCATCGCCTGCGCCGCGCGCTCCGGGATCACCTCACCGACTCGAAAGAAACCGGCCGCGCCCGCGTTGATCTGCACACGGGCCGCGAACGCCCGCACGGGCTCCGCAGGAGCCTCTGCGTCGGGGGAAAGGGAATCGCCCTCCCGCGCTGCCACGTCGCCTGCAAGGGGCGGCTCCGTGGCAGCGGCGGGCATCTGCTCTGCGACCGGCGCGGGCGATGCCTCACGAGACGCTGCCAGGGGCGCAACGGCCTCCGGCGCGCGAGACGCGAACGGCTGTCGACGGTCGCGTCGACTCACGCGACGACGGTGGTGTAGAGGTAGCCGACGTTCGAGCCGCCGACGATCTCGTCATCGTCGGAGTGCGCGACCTTGATGTACGTGCCGCCCGCGCGGCCCGGCATCCCGTCGTAGAACGTGCTGGTCTCCATCGCGCCGAAGCGGAAGGAGTACCCGAACGTCGCGGTGCGGCGCGGCGAGGGGCGGTCCTCGACGCGGATGAGCGCGCAGCTCTTGCCCCACACGCGCGAGTAGGACGCGGACGCGCCCTCCGCGGCGGTGTTGTAGATCGCCGTACCCACCACGACGCGGTCGAGGCGGAAGGCGTCCGCGATCATCTGCTCGTCGGGCCGCATCGGCACCGGACCCGAGCGGGTGCCAGCGCGCGAGAGCACGTACTGCAGCAGCTTCGGGTTGGAGCGCAGGGCGTCGTACGCCTCCTCGCCGATGACCATCGTGTTCGGGCGCACCAGCGGCGCGCGCAGGGCCGAGTCGATGTTCGCGACGGGGTCCGACGTGGACTGATCCCACTGCGCGGTGCCCGAGAGCGCCTGATGGTTGGCGCCGTAGTTGGCGCTGTTGAACACGACCGTCGCCACCCGCAGCTCGCGCGCGAGGAGCAGGTAGTTGGTGAGGATCTCGGTCACGTCCATGCGCGGCGAGAGCGGCGCGTCGGCGTTGATCTCCTCGTCGGTCGAGATGAAGTCCGTGAGCCCGCGGTCGATGCAGGAGTAGGTCCCCGGCGTGTCGAGCGCGATGGCGGGACGACCGGGCTTGGATTCGGCGCCGACCATGTCCACGGCCGCGACGTTGAACATCGTCTCCGGCTTGAACTTGAAGAACTTGTCGCTCTTCTTCGCCACCGTCACGACGGGCATGGCGAGGTCCGCGATGAACTCGCGGTTGCGGTACATCACCGCGAGGTTCGTGAGCGCGCGGTCGATGTGGACGTTGCCCACGCCGAGCCCGAGCTCGATGCGCCGACGCGCCTCACCCGAGAGGCGCTGCGCCCGCGCGGCCTGCGCGAGCTTGAGGATCTGATCGGAGTTCATGTCACGCACCCTGCATGATGAAGATGTTGAGGGCGACGCTGACGCGCTCGCCCGAAGAGGCGTCCTCGGTCGCGGTGCCGAGGCACATGAGGTTGACGCCCGCCGAGGGCGCCGCGGGCTTGAGCCCACCGGCGCTGTCGCCGACGGTCACGGTCTGCCCCTGCGTGATGCTCGCCATCGCGATGCCCGGGTAGACCCCGGAGGTCACGATGTCGACCGTCGCGCCGCTCGCGATGGAGCCGCCGCCGTCGACCTTGGCGATGCCGAGCACGCCCGCGGTAGGGTTGTTGCTCGCGACGACCGCGGAGTTGTCGGCAGTGCCGACGACCACGGCCACGCCGTCGGCGATGGTCGCCTCGGCGGTCGCCTGCATGATGAAGCCCGGGTTGCGGAACGACGTAGCCATCACTGCACCTCGACGAGCGTGCGCGACGCCATCATGAGCGCGTCACGGTAGGAGAGGCTGGCGTTGCTCGCCATGAGCTTGCGGGCCTCGCGGTCGGCGCGGTCGGAGTGCGACTCCTCGCCGTCGGCCGCGGGAGCGGTGTCGGTGCCCGAGGTGATGCGCCCGCCGAGGAGCGCGGCGCTGTTGGCCGCGGGCTTCGGGTACGCCTTCGAGAATGCGGCGTAGTCGGCGCGCGCGAAGCCCTCGAGGGCGACGCGGGCCTTCGACATCGAGGGGTCGGCGCAGAGCGCGGCCACGTGCTCGTCGACCTCGCGGGCCGAACGCTCGGCCTCGCGGACCTTGAGCGCCTCGTTCTCGGCGGTGACGACAGCCACGCGGGCGGCGTCGGCCGCGAGCGCGGTGATCTTGGCCTCGACATCCTTGGCGCTCACGTCCGCGCCGAGCCCGAGCTGGCGGCGGGTGGCGAGCGTCTCCTCGGCGCGCGCGAGCACGGCTCGCTGCGCCTCGTCCTCGGTGCCGCTGGCGATGCCGAGCCGCGCGGCGAGGGTCAGAAACTGAATCGTCTGCATGGTGTTTCCCTTGTGGGAGAGAGACGCGGGCGCCTGCCCGCTGGACATCGGCGGCATGGCGCCTGCCGAATCAGAATCCTCCGCGGGCATCGCGGAGAGAGCCTTGCGAAGCGCGGCGATCACATCGGCCGCGGAGGTCAGCGTCGGGAGCCGCATCGCATCGCGCATGCACCCGATCACGTCGTCGATGTCCACGCCTTCGGGCGGCGCGTCGAGCATCGCGGAGAGCTTGCCGACCTCGCGCATGACCTCCTCCTCGGTGGCGAGCGCGGGGAGCATCAGCACAGAGCGGAGCATCTCGAGCACGTCGTCGCGGTCATCGAGGTCGCCGTAGTACGAGCTCGCGCGCACGCTGCGCGGGAGGATCGCAGACGCCGCGATGCGCGGGATGTCGACCAGGGCGGGGTTGTTGGTGAGCGAGAAGCTCCAGAGGTAGCTCCCGATCTCCGCGCCGCTCTCCTCGTCCACGCCGTTCTGCACGAGCGTGACGCTTCCGTACGCGAGCTCACCCGTCTCGACGCTCGCGCGCGTGGCGGTGTTGACCCATCGGAACTTCGCCTCAAGCGTCGCGACCGTGCGTCCATCGCGGGTCATGGACCCCACGCGCATCGCCACGATCCACGCATGCGCCTTGCGCGCGTCGGGGTGCGCCATCGCATCGGTGTCGGCGTGGTAGAGCACCACGGGCACGCGGTTGCCGAAGCGCGTGAAGTTCGCCACGCACTGCACGAAGTCCGCGCGCGTGAGCTTCACGTCGCCGCGCCCTTCGAGCGCGACCTCGTAGGCGAGCACGTTCCACGGCGACTCTGCGCCCTGCGCGGGCGCCTCAAGCGCGACGCACGCGCCTCGAATGGTTGCGGTCATCTCAGCATCCCTCGCGTCCATCTGACGCACTAGCTTCGCGCTCCATGAGCGACCCGGGGAGCCTCCCCAGAGCAGCCATGAGACCCACGCGGGAGAGTCCTTCGGCGCCGTCGCGAAGCGGCCGTTGCGACCGAAGAACCGCGCCATCTTGCGCGCCTTCTCCGGCGTGGCGGCGCCGCCATCGGCGAGCCTGCGCGCCCACGCGACGGTGTCGGGCTGCAACCCGTCGCCGCTCATCCCCTGATCGTGCAGGTCGAGCCCGCGGCGCAGTGCAGCGCGGACACCCGCGGGCGGTGTAAAGTTGATGCCGTCGTACCTCGCCACGGCTCACTCCTCGACGGGCGGCGGTTCAGCGGGAGGCGCGTCGGCGCGCGGCATCACCGCGGCGCCGGTGCCACCGATGGTCACGTCGCCGGGCTGCGGCGACGGGATGCCTTCGGCGTCGTAGACCCACTCGGCGGGCACGCGAAGGCCCTGGTCCATGTAGAGTTTGAGCCGCTCCGCGCGCTCCTTCGCGTCGGCGGGAGGCTCGACGCTGAACGCGATGTGCGGCACCGGTGCGCGGTCGCCGAGGTTCGCGCGCACGAGGGGCGCGAAGAGGTCGCGGCGGATCGTGTCGGCGAGGTTCTCGGCGTCGCTCTTGAGCAGCAGCGACATCGCGCGAAGGTGCACCTCACCGAGTGAGCGCGCGCCGCGGTCGCCGGGGTCGCTCACGAGCGTGCCGCCGAGGACCATCTTGGACATCTCGCCGTTGCAGAGCTTGACGAGGTCGTTGTGGACCTGATTGTCCTTCGCCTCGATGACCTTGATGTCGGTCACGTCGGGGATGACCGTCGCGACCGTCGATGACATCGCCTGCAACGCCTCTTGCAGCGCGGTCACGTCCTCGTCGTTGGCGCGGCCGTCGTTCTGCGGGTCGCGTCCTGTAGCGTACTTCCCCACGCGAAGCCCGCGGCCCGCCCACTCCGCGAAGGCGAGCCAATCGCGCACCGTCCACCGCTTGAACGCGCTGAACCACACCAGCGCGCGACCGAGCCCTTCGCGCGTCGGGTACGTCCCGAACTGCCGCGGCATGTGCACGAGCATCCGACCACGCGGGAACACCGCGGCGTCGGAGAGAGGCACGCCAGGGAACTTCGCGAAGCGCGTGTCACCGCTCGTCGCGTCGTAGAGGTAGAGCCGCCAATCGCTTTCGTTGCTCCACGAGAGGCGCCGCGGGTGCACCGCGTAGGCGTGCCGCGGCATCGTGTAGCGGCCGTCGCGCACGTACGTGAGCTCAACAGCCGCGCGCCCGTGGAACGTCGCCGTGAGCAGGTTCTGCATCGCGCCGCGCGCCGAGAGTCCGAGCGTCCCGGCTTCGACCTCGATGGAGGCGAGCGCGTCCTGACAGAGCCGCAGCGCGCGGTTGCCTTCGCGCTTCGTCGCCGTCGTCGGCAAGCGGACCTCGTAGTCCGCGCCCGACACCGTGAGTTCGCGTTTCGTCAGGTCGCCGTGAAGGTGCGGGTCGCCTTGCCGGATCTCATCGAGAAGGTCCGCGTAGCCCCACATGTTCCCGAGGTCGGCATCACGCAGAACGGCCGTGATGGTCTGCGGCGTGATGCCCGCGCCGAGGCGCCGCTGATAGCGATCCTGCGGCGACGGCTTCGTGATGTCGATGGAGTAGGTGGGCATCTCAGAAGCCCCATCGGGGCGCAGCAGCGATCATGCGAGGCGGCGACGCGGATGACTCCGCGCGCGCTGTCATCAACTCCGTCACGGCGTAGACCAGCGCGTCGAGGCGGTCGGGGCTCTCGCGATTGCTCGCCGGGTCCCACGTCGTCAACTGGTCTTCGAGCCGCGCGAGCGCGCCGACGTGCGACACGCGGCCTTGTTCGTAGAGCACCGCGACGGGCTCGGCGCGCGTGGCCTTGCCGCGCTTCGCGTGGACGGTGCGCACGGGCAGCGTCGAGGCGCCGCAGGCGCGCAGCACGGCGCCGATCATCTCGCCGCCCTGGTTGCCCTCCGCGATCACCGCGTCGGCCTTGTGCGTCGCGAACGCGCTTGCCACGCGCCGCGCCCACTCCTCGGGGCGGTAGCGCCCGCTCTCGTCGGCGAGCACGTAGCCGCGGCCGTCGTACCCGATGCCCGCAACGACGATGCCTGTCTCGTCGCTCTCGTCGCCCGACGTGGTCGCCGGGTCCACCGCGACGACAACGCGCCGCAGGTCGGGTGCCTTCGCGACGCGCGCGGCATCGATCCACGCCCACCGGAACAGCGCGCCCGCGGCGTCGTCTAGCACCTCGCCGTCGAGCTCTTGCCGCCCGAGCCGCGAGCCCGCGTAGCGCGCCTCGAGCTCTGCGACGACGCCCGGCGCGAGGTTCGCGCGGTTGTCGCGCGTGCGCCCTCGCGTGACCACCGTGTCGCTTGCGTTGATCAGCGCGCGGATGATCGGCGTCGGCCGCGGCGTCGTCGTCACGCACACGCGCGGGTTGTCGCCGAGGCGCAACCCGAAGCGCAGCTGGTCCCACGCATCGGGGTAGCGCCACGCCGCGAGCTCGTCGCACCACGCGAGGTCACTCTGCGGCCCGCGGAGCTGGTCAGGCTCGTCGGCGCTGTACGTCGTTGCGGTCGCGCCGTTCGTCCATGTCAGGCGCCGTCGCGACGGTTCCCACGTCGGGCGCTCACCCTTCGG